CTGGGATTAATATCCCTGTTGTTGTGGTTACATTACTTGCACCATAAAACACGTCTGTGTCGCTCACATTATAGATTATAATTGTTCTACGACCAACTTGTTCAATTGTCGGAATTAAATAAGCAATATTCAATGTTGTTAAGGTTACTGCTGTTGTAACCATTGTTGTCAAAGCATTTGTATTGGTTATAAGTGTATCTTGTTTTGCTGCTGTAGCTTTCCCAGTAGTATCACAAACAGTTATCTTTCCGTCAATACTTGAAAGTGTGGTTTCAGATGCCATATTAGATGTTCCATTTGTTTCTTCTATACTAACTTTTAAATTCCCACCTGCAGTAGAGTCAATCGGTGTGAAATATCCGTCTGGTTTTTGTGCAGTCAAGACGGCTTTAACTAACTCGGCGTCATCTTGTGGAGAAATTAAATCATTAATTCGGTGACTGCTGGGCTTAACATAATACGGTTTCAATATGGTCTGCAATCTGAAATATGTCTGTGCTGTTCCGCCATTAGTATACACAATTCGATAATATCGCGCAGCTGGTTGAAACGAATAAACCTTTGCATCTCCTGCATTGATGGTATACACATCGCCGTCGTCCCAGGTAATTCCATCTACTGAAAATTCAATTTTAAATCCGTCAGTAGCTGACGTATGGCTCGCGGTTACCATAACTTGAATAACACCGAAATTCTTGATGTCTTCTGCCTCTCCTGTGAATACACCACCAACCAATAACGGTGTATTGGTGCTATTAACTAACGATACATGTCCAGGACTGAATGTAACTAATCCTTTATGACCGTCACAAGAAATAATATCTGCTAGGTTACCTGCTGTATCTGTAATCTGTGTCTTTTGACTACCATTTGTTTGGTTTTCTTGTGTAGCTGGATTTAAGACTGTGCCAGAATCGTTCACAACAGTCACTCTCTTAGAACCCGATGTGTCTATATGTTCAGATTTCGTGCATTCTTGACTATTCTTTGAAGTTACCACAACTACACCTTCTTAGCAATGAATGTGTGTCTACTTTGATAATGAGACACTGGCGCAAGTGGATTGACCGTCCAGTCTGGAAAATATTTCTTGGACACCCTGGTCAATATACTCACATAATCATCCCAGGACACGCCAGACTTGGTTAATTGTTTGATTTCCTTGGATGCCTGGGTGGTTCGGTTATCATCTACACCGATATGATAATATTTGTAAGTCTCGCCAGTCTTGTCATATTGAACCTTACGTGATGCCACACTTATCTTGGTGGTCTCAGTCCTTGCAATGTTGCGCAACCTGGACTCAATCGCTGTGGTGTTCTCTTTCATGGCTTCAACTATGTTATTTATGCTGAAACCCTCTTTATTATCATACGCCAGGACAACTGCATTTTTTAACTTTTGGCTTAGTTCCTCGCTCATATTAGCAAACGCTTCCTGGTATACTGGTTCTCTCTTAAGGGCCTCAACCACGTTCTTATCAACATCAGTATATGTAAATTCTCTACCGATATCCTTGCCCAGGTCTTGCATGGCTTTTCTATATATCGCCTTAAGTTTACTACTACTCTTGGACTTGATAACGCTATCAAAATCTTTAACCGTCTCTCTAATCTTAGCATCCAACTCAGCAGTAGTTGGTCGTGTTTTAGAATCAAACTTGCTCAACAGTTTCTCAAGCTCATGTAACAACGCATTCTCTAGTTGTTTCTCTTGCTTTGCTTGAATAGGGTCGTTTTTTTTTATACTCTTACCCAGGCTCTTACCCATGTCAAAGAATGAATCTTGCGCAACGTTCTGGATTGTAACCTTACCAGCACCGAATGAAAACTCACCAGTCTCGTTCATGGCAACCTCAATCCCCAGCTCAGCCGTAGCCTTAGCAATCTGGATATCTTTCAACCGCAAATCCTTCTCGTACACTTTATCCTGGTCTCTGCTTGGATTTAATATGATTTCATAGTCTGAAACACCTAACTGCGCACACACCCAGGGTAATATCTTCTCGTTATATATACTCTGCCCCATCTCAACCCCACGGTCGGTGACTTTAATCTGTAATCCCTCGTTGTTCAGACCACCACCCTGACTCGTATCATTCTGGAATATTGGCGACACATTAAATACTGACCCAATCTGGGTGCGTATTTCGTTCCGCACCTCAGAATATTGCATCTCTTGTAAATTGCGCATGAAATCTACCCATTTAATAGGGTCTTTACCATCACCAGATTGATGAATAAGCGGATTAATAGCATGTGGATTCTTGCGCACTTTTTCAATGAATGCGTCCCAGAATGTCCAGAAACCCTGAGCATTACTTGTATTAACTGTCAATATACCTTTAGGTACTTTGTTTCCAGAATAATATTGTTTGATGTAATAATCCATGTTAATGAGAGTTATTGTTTTGTTATACAAAGAATACAGTGGACTGAAACCGTAGGTTTTTGTTGGATGATACTTGGATACGTGTAATATCTCACTTGTGTCATAATATGAAAAACTACTCGTCTTACCACCCACTCGCACCTTGTAACATGCTCGCATGTTTTTTATTCCGTTTGTATTGTGAGTGTCCTGTGTAATCTCAGACCTATTTTCTGGGTCAAAGAATACAGGTTGACCGTCTGAGTTATGCGCCAGACGGTTAGTGGAATCAAAAACCATCTCAATACTTAGCGGGTCTACCCTTAGGAACTCCTGAACCTCCGCACCGATAATTTCGTTATATCCATTAACCAGGAAGTTCTTCCGTGCGAATAGATAAGCGTCATCCACAATATTCAAATCGTTCTCAATTTCCATGAGCACCTCTTTAAGTGTCTGGCTGTTAGAGTTAGCCTTGCGCAATAAATCCTCAACCTTTTTAATCTGCGCGTCGTTCTCAAACGTGGTCGTGTTTTTGCAATTAAAGCCGTTCCTGAAGATTTCACTTTTAAGTGTGTTCAATACGTTTTGTAATATGTCAGAATACACACTAAGTTGATACAACTCAACCACACCAACCCTAGTGTCAAAGATACCCCATGATTGTGTCTTGTCCAGGCTGAAGAAACTATTCTCATCCTGTGGTCGCAAATAATTCTGAATGACTTTAAGATCTTCAGCACCTTTTGTCAAACTTTTAAAATCTGATGACTTGACTATCTTAAAATTTTTAACCAAATTAAATAATCCCATTATAAGATAAACCTCATCTTGTTCTTATATATGTAACTATTTTTTTAATTCCACAGCGCTCTTTAAACCCTTGAACTGTTCCACCCAGGCTATTATGTCTAATCGTTGCGCATCCATGTCAAGTAACAAACCCTCGGAGGCCTTTAATACTTTCTCTCGGCTCATCACATTCATGAACTTAAGTGTGTCCTCAGACTCCATCTGCTCCTTGAATTTGATATATTCAGGTGTTGATACAACATCTGCAATCTCAGACTTGATATCAGTAATCTCTTTCTCTTTTTTGGTGCGTTCGATGTCAAAATTGTCTAGCTCAGCCTGGAACAAGTTATTTATAACATCGTCAATCTCTGCAACCGATATGTTATGTTCCTCAACAATCTGGACAACATGCTTCCCCTTACCGTTAGTGAACTCGTCACGCTTAACAGCAATGTAATCGTCTTCTTCAACCCTGAAGTCTCTTGTGGTTTTTCTTTTTACCATTTTTAGTCGCCTCGTTAATCTTTTTATATAACTTAATCGTATCAAACCAATAATCTATCTCGTGTGGTTTTAACCTGGTCTGTTTGGTGTATTTTTTACCATGTAACATGACCAGATATTTATATGTTCTCTCGGTGGATGATGTTTTCAATTCAACTATAGCTCGTTTACCGTCACTTATTAATAAAGTACCGGCTATTTTTAAAATCGTTCCTGTCACTTTATGCATAACATATTATATGTTTCTAACCTTTTATATTTTATCAAGACTAAAAATTGACATCCAGGCTTTGTCCCACGTGAAACTCTTCCTTGACACCAACCTCGAACACCATGCGCATCATCAATGCATCTGAAAAGTCTGTACTTCTACCCAGGTTTTGTTTCATTATATCCTTGCCAATAATAGACAACTTGCCATCCTTGTCCGCATCCTTTCTGGTTATCTGTTCCAGGTCTTGAATCAACTTCTCCTTGATTTCAATGTTATCCACACCAAAATATACTTTGTTCTCCTCAACCATCTGCGCCAGTTTGAAGTAACATTGAGATTTCAAATTATAATAGTTGTCTCCTGCAAGTGCTCGTGAACCATTCACAAACCCAGTACACCCAGGTAACTCGTCACAAAGCCCTCCACCGACTCCATCCTCATCAATCACGATATGACTACGTGGCACCGAATATGTCTCGGCTATCTCGTTTATGGTTTCTCGTATCTGTTTTATCAAACTTATATCGTATATATACGCCCTGTCAACCCTCAGACCGGACCAGAGATATATCACACATTTGTCTGAACCCTTACGGGCTACATCACAGGTTATGTACCGTTCACCATATTCAACAAAGGTGTTCGTGAACATGTTCAATATATCGTCATACTTGAACAATTTGTTCAAGTCATCGTCATATTCCCAGTTACCATATAGAAGTCGTTCTTTTGACAACTTATCTAACTTTTCAAGACTGTTTATATAGTGTTTAGACACGTTCGGGTTGTCACCGACCAAACTCTGAATAAACACACGACCCGGTAGCAATGAACCCTCTTTATATGGTTTGTAAAATTCATTATACATCCAATTTTTAGACGGGTTTGAACAAATAAGTAACTTCGGGACCAGGCCGTTCTCGTCCAGTTTATATCTAATCCTGGACATGACAATATGTTTCGCTTTCTCAGAAATCTGTGACGCCTCGTCAATGAATGCGCCAGTATACTCTGTACTACCCAGACTGTCAAAGTTAGGGTCGCTTGGGTAATGGAACAAATCTTTAAGCATAATCTCGCTACCATTCGCAAACGTTATGGTGGAACTGAGTGGATTAATATTAACTGTTCCCTGCCAACCCAGGCTATACACCAACTCAGTGAACGTTTTTAATGTTGACTCTTTAAGGTTCTTAAGTATGGCTCGACCCATGAGCCACCTAGTCCGGGGATATGTCTGGCACATATACAACAGCCACAGACAACCCAGAAAACTCTTACCTCCAGAAACACCGCCACCGAACACAATCTCGTTGGTTTCTGTGTCCATCAACACGCTCCAGGCTTTATTTTGTTTCTCTGTTAGTGTTATCTGCATCTGCTCCATCATCCGCCACCATATCAACTATTTTAGTTGGTGTGTCCCTTATCAATATTAATTGTTTCTCCACACCAATTAAAACCTTTTCTGTTGCTTTCTCTTTTATATGAAAATTTTCCAAGAACGCAGTAAACCTGTCAAGCACCCTCAACATCAAGTCCACAGACTCCCTGCGCTCTTTAATCGATGAAGACTTCGCTAACATATACTGTGCTTCTCTGAACAATCTATCAAACACCACCTGAATTTTAATTCTGGTGGCATTTATGTCCTCAGGTGGCATGTCTTCATATATATCGGTTAGGTAGTTAGATATTGTCTGCCTGCGCACGTTATACTTCTCACCTAACGCTGTCTGAGTCAACCCAATTATTTGGCCAGACTCAACCAGCTTGGTTAATTCACCCATAATATAAAACTTATCAACCAGGGCTTTCCTACCCGGTGTTATATGTTTTTCAACGGGTTTACGTGGTTTTTTCTTTTTAATTTTTGCAGGCATATTAATCATTCCCAAACAATATATTATTATGTATAATGTTTTATATATTTGTCTTGATTCCAGACACACAAAACAACATTATCATTTTTATACATTTTTAAACGTTTTAAGACACTTTTATTTTTGTTATACCTTTATAGGTTTTTATAATAATATTGTTTGTATTGGTTTAAAATCAACCAATACATCGTTTATACATTTGGTCTTGTTTTCAAATATTCTTCTATCAAATCTTGTTTATACAGACAAAACCTAACGAACCCGCTAAAATCCCCATAACATTTTAATTTGTCGTCAATGATGTCTCTTTCTTTTCCGTATAGGCTCACTTGTTTTAGTTGAACCCTTTCGAACTTTCTTCGTAATCTAACCATATTTTTCACCTCCTTCAACAAAACCGATAACAGTAGCGACTTTATAAGATTATAGCAATTATAGAGTGGTTTCCCACTTACTCTATATATAATACCTCTCATGTGAATAAGTGGGAAACCACTCTATATTTCACATAATCTTATAATTTTATTAGGCACCAAGTATATTATTATATAAATGTTACCCCACATATTAATCGAACCTCTATTTTTCGCAAACTTAAAAAACTCTCACCAATTAATAGTAACAATTTTTATCATTTTTTTTTAAAATCCCACAGACCAAAAGAATAACCATAAAAATCGTTTTTATGGTTCTCAAAATATCTCCCAACCATATAACGCCGTTATATAACTTTTATGGTTCTCAAAATATCTCCCAACCATATAACGCCGTTATATAACTTTTATGGTTCTCAAAATATCTCCCAACCATATAACGCCGTTATATAGCTTTTATGGTTCTCAAACTTGTACCATTTATGCGCCCAGGAGTAATTATACCGTACCTTAATTTTTCGTAGCAACCTAGGTACAAATATAACAAATGGTAATATGGGTGTCAAGGACACCACACCAAGAACAATATCAGTAAGACTGGCTGTAGATGTTACTGTCAAACCTCGTTGTATATCACCTAATATCATTACAAAAAACACCCACAACATATAATACATTATATAATTATATAAACTTTGTGGTATATTTACACCTTAATGACCCAGAACCCGTCTTGTATATCACACATAAACTGTTTGAACAGTCCCATGAAATCATATAGTGTCATGCTTTTTTTAACAAAACCACGCCTAGCACCAATCCAGGAATCTATATCTATCAAGAACGCATGACTCTTTGACTTAGACCCAAACCACCAAACCACGAACAAATATGACTTGTTGCGTGGGTAACGCCCAGACCACTGTAACAATTTAGTCTCCTGTGTTACCCTGTCCAGGACAAACACTGGCACCTTTGTCTTCATCGTAATCTGTTTGCACTCAATCAACACATCAAACAACTCAGTCTGCGCCAGATAATCCGCGCTGGTGCTCGTGTGAGCAAACTGGTTGACTTGTATCTTGGTTATGTGAGATGTCGGCTTAGAACGCTTAAAAGACGCCAGAAAATACTTCTCAGTTACCTGAACAGTCATATCACCGCACCAATTCACATCCCCATCCGTTTCACCGTCAACCTGTATGCCACCGATCCAGGATGGTCTCCTCTTTTTCAATGGCGACTATCCTGCATCTGTGGCAGGTATTGATACCGTATGCAAACTGCTCAAAGACATCGAAGAATGCACCACAATCGGTGCATTTCTTCTGTATAGTTTTCATCTCCTAACACCCGAACACTGTTAATGAGGCGCATCCTAGGATTGCGCCTTTTTCATCCCTGACTAGTTGGTCAGGGATTAAGAAATCGTTTCGGTCGGGGAACGCCTGCCCCACAGCCAAAGACACGATATACATCGTGCCTTCAACACTTTCGGGAATTTCAGCACTCCCGAAATGTTTGCTGTAAACAGGTATACCGTTTACAGTAAATATTTTTTTTCTGTCCTCAGACAGTCTTATACTACCCTCGGAAGGGTAGTTCACAACGACTTTATTTGTCGTTGTGTCTATAATCCCTACATTGTGGGGAGTTAAATTTATTATTTTTACATTAAACGAATGCAATTGTCCATTCTTATTTATTGTATCTTTCATATTTTATCACCTTAACATTTATTATTTGACATTTCATCAATGTCAAAGAATATTTCATTATTTTTTCTACAGGCGTAAAAGCCTGTAGTGATTAGCCAAAAATGTTTACATTTTTGACATTTTTCATTTTCCATTTTTTTTTCACCTTTTTTTTTGGGTGTTCTCACACCCTCAAATATATATTGTATTATATATTTATAAAGGTTTCGGTATTTCGTCCCATTTTGTAACCTTGAGCACCTTATTGAGCGGAGTTATGATACGACCCCAATAATAAGCCTTGTCATAATCAGACCCCAACTCGTACTCTGCAACCGATATCGCCTCTATTCGTGGCTTGGTGGACTTGACAATATATTGTATATTGTCACCGACAAAGAACTCGTGACCCTGCGCAATCAAACGCTTGACCAGGACAATATGCGCCGGAATAGGCGCATATCTTACCTCCCCGTCCTTGTTTATTTTGGGCGCGCCAGTCTTGCTGTCTATCATGGCTCGACCATACTCTCCTATAGGCTTGACAAAATTTTTGGTCATAACTAAATGTCCTGAGTCTAACGTATTTGTCTTGATTTGCTCGGCAATTAACCGAACACCCCCTAGGAAAACGTCATAGTCAAACCGGTCATATAATATGTCCTCAATCATACCACGTTGCATGGTTGATGCCAGTGGATTAGTGTCCTTCCGAATACATTCCAGACCAGTTATACTCACCTTGAAATCACCAGTAGGAACACCTGCACCGTCGACCAACTCCTCAATCGCTGCATAATTCTTCTTCATGATAGATATCATGCGATGGAACGTCTTCTCCCATTCAAACACTATCATGTGTTCTCGGATACCCATCTCCTGAGCCCAGATATCAAACTGAACCTTGAGAGCATCCTCAAGAACCTTGTGGTCTGAGCCCTTAAACATGATACTATCTGTGTCTCCCTGCACCACAACATATCCCATACCCTCAGCAAAGTGTCGTGACCGATTTATTATCTCCCTCGCAAACTGCGTCACAGCAGATGCAACATCAAAGTTATACCACCGAAAATTGACAAACGCCAAAGCACCATACAAGGAGTTAGCAATGGTTTTAATTGCTTTCTCGTACAGTTGCATCTCTCGGAACCTATCTGGGTCGGATTTAATATACTGAAACTTATCATATTTAACCTTGTCACGCTCCAAGATTAACCCACGTGCCACATCGGACACTACACCCTGAATATTATTTGAGAAATACTTCTCCCCAGATTCAACCATCTCCCCAGACCTGTACAGACTATTTGCTGGGATTACCACACACCCAGGTTCACGCCGGGATAACAATGTCGTACTACAGATGTTACACATTGCAATCGTACTCGGATAAAATGACTTGAAATCCAGTACAAACACATTATCATGAACCCCAGGATTATCACAAAATACCTCGGCACCCAATATCTTCTCCTTACGTCTCTCGGCAGATTCGTCAATGGTAGGTTTGCTGGGTGATATGACACCTCGCTCCCGACACTTATTTAACACCATGTAATCACAGACGTCTGAATTGTTCATGGTATCCTGAATCAAACAATGAGCAATCTGTGCAGCTTTTTTATGTAGCCCAAACATATTTAGTTTCTGTTCCAACTGGAACATCAACTCAACGTCCTGTTCATTGTATTTCTGAAGTAATGTATCCCCGCTGAATGACTCCACCCAGGCTCGGAATATATTCCCATTCCCTGCAGTTATACCGCCCAGTTTTCCCATATTAAGTATTTCTCGGCACACGTTATCCAGCGAATAACTCGGCAACCCCAGGACGTTCTTTTTAATTATCTCCATGTAATCCATTTTATTAATGTAATCCAGGAACAACACCGATATGTTATGTAACTCACAACGTTGGCGGATGTAGGCATCATCAAACTTCTTTCCATTCCAGGCGGAACAAATGTCGTACTGCTCAATTACCTTTTTGTGTAACAGTAACAGGTCACACTCACCAGAATATATATCGTCCAGGTTATTATTTTTCAAATACAAAACATTCCCGTCACAGTCCTTGTATGCTATACACAATATAGGCTCTCTTGCAATGATAACCCCACGGTCGTCCGATTCAAACAAGCCATCGTCCTTGGTCTCTATGTCATACATGACCCATTTCAAACCCTGCGACTCCAGGTCTAACCCAGGATTGCAGGTCAGGTATCTCTTGACCGCATTCACGTCACCCTCGTATACTGTGATACCCGCATTCTCAAGACTCCACCGCAACAAACCACGGTCTGTATTGTTGTTCAGAAATAACCCAGTGTACCCAGGAAACACTTGACTGTCCGACACATTAGAAATCCATTGATATGACTTCTCAGGTATCAAACCCACATCAGACTGGTGGATGAATATATAATTGTAAAATGGAACGCTCTCAAAATGTGTACCTTTATCATCTCGAACCTTAACCCAAATAAAAGTCTCTTCCTCCTTAGCGCTGACTATAGTCCTCATATATCCCACCCTTGTATCAAGTACACACCAGACCCACCCAGACGTATCGTGTCCTCTTCAATGGTTTTTATATACTTTTTCAATTCATCGCAATATTTTTCAGAAGTGGTGAAATCACACCGACAATATATTGCGACACTTGTTACGTGGTCGTGTTTTTTAATGCGACACCTGGGTGCGTCGCATAGTTTACCATCGTGAGATGGTATAAATGGGTGTGGTATATCAAGCATGTCAACCGCATAGAAATTGTTGTGCTCGCTCTTACCCAGATGTCTAACTGACTGTTCCTGGCGCATATACAACACCTAAAAACCAACAATTTCATAGGACAATAACTGTCCGATAATCTCGTCATATTTGTTTTGGTCGTCTGGATTGATATTGTCAATGACTTTTATTGGTACATTATAATTGTCTCGTGCGGTCATGATATCAAATATATATGACACTGCATCAGACAGTTTCAACCGAATGTAACCATTGAGAATAAATATACGCTCAAATATTGGCACATCCACAGAACAACCAGTCCGCTCCAGGGTGTATATATCGTTAGTGTCGCCACCGTGTATCATTTTTCTCATTATATTTTTGTATTTGGTCTCTGGATTTTGTTTGTCCTCAACCTTGATATCGTAGCCAGTACCACGGTTCTCAATCATAATCCGCGTAACCCACTCCCCCAGGGTTCCGACCGCACCATCGGGTGTCGCTCTGAACTCTCGAAGTTCAACCGGCATCTCATCTTCACCGGTTTTTATTCTATACAGTGTATATTTATTTTCGTTTTCCATTTTTTTCATCTCTTTTTTTTTTTTTACATACCTAAAAGGTATGTAAATATATAATGTATTATATAATATATAAAGGTTGTGGTTTAAACAACATCAGACATCAGACATCATATCCCTGACTCATCAGTGCCACTTTTCGTGCCTTGGTGTGCTCACGCAGAACCTTATGAGTGTCCTCAAAATCGTAATAGAACGCCCCCACTTTACCGGGTATCTTACGTAAGACCCTGCCCAGGCACTGAACCGTCTTTATACTCCCCAAATTAGCGCTGTAATTGACCAGGACGTCAAGGTTAGGTATATTAACACCCTTCTGGATGACACCACTCGTTGAAATTAATATGTTACCTGTTGAACTTTTAATCGTGTTTAATATATCTTCTCTATCTTTCTTTTTGGTTGTGCCGGTAATCACATAAGCATTGTCTATCATACCACTAATGATATCAACATGCTCCAATCTATCAACCATTATTAATATATTATCTTTCTTATGTTTAATTGTTATCCCACGCAACAATTCCATCCTGGAATCAGACTGTAGCACCTGCTCATATACCTCATGGTAATCACCATTCACAATGAACTGTATATTATACTTCAGAAACTTAATTTCAGGACGCACCAAATACCCGGCATTAATCAAGTCAATCGCTCGTATCTTGAAATGTGGAACTCCAAATGACTTATATAACTCCAGGCTATCGTTACCGTCTGAGTACGCCGTGCCAGTTAGACCTATCCTATACTCAGCACCTATCATACCCATTAGTTTCTGGTAACTCTTAGACCTGGCTGAATGCGCCTCGTCCACTATTACCACGTTACACTCGGATACTTTATTCAACCCAACCTTATCTTTAATCTTACACAATGTCTGGATGGATGCAATCGTGATGTCGTTCCAATCTTGCTTGCCCTCGGTCACAGTGCCCAGGTTATCCAGGCCCAACTTTTTAAATTCGTTATAGGTCTGGGCAAGTAATATGTTCCTATCCACCACAAACAACGTTTTAAAACCCAGGCGTCTTATAATCTCTGCAGCAATTACAGTCTTCCCAGCACCAGTGCAAATTTCGGTGAAACTAATCTGGTCACCTATAATGTGGTTGATTGCATCCTCTTGATATGGTCGTGACTCAACACCAACCAAACATCGTGGTGTCTTTATCTGGTTTCTGGGCAACACCCTATTATCTGTCTCAGAAATTATCAACCTCAAACCTTTATGCTCCGCAAACTGGTTCAGATACATGACCAACTCAGACTTAAGACCCAGGCTTGTTGTCTGGTTATGATACATCCGAATAATACCATCAAAACCCTTGACACCCCTGGTATTTAGGTTTTTCATAACAAAATATTTGTTGTCTATCTCATAACTAAGTTGCTCTTCAACAATATCATTGAACTCATCTGGCATCTTAGTTTCAATCCGAACCAGGTCATGGTCGTAGGACATATCAACCATCAAGAATTTATCATCGGTTATATTATCAACATAACATTTATTCTTATAACCACAAAAGAAACAACTTTTTAAGTTAGTTTTGTAAGACTCGGTCGTGGTTTTGGTGTTTTGATACGCAACCGTATCAAATATATGTTTTTCATACTCAACCAGGTCGGTCTCGCTGAACACAAAATCAATCACTTTCTGCGCCTTGGTATACACAACCATGGCCTTAGGTGGGATATAACCACAATGTTTCCAAACACCCCAACAATACCAGAGCAACTGTTCTCTGTACTGTTTCAACCCTTGGGTGTTAAACGTTGAAGTTTTCCAATCTAATATGCTTCCGTCTTCGAGGATTCCGTCTATGAGCATCTTAAATTTTAGTTTACCTTGTTGGAACAAGATAAGTTTTTCCTGTGACTTGAATTTGTAACCCAGGCTTCTTGCATAGTCCACCTGCACCCTGGCGGAATCAAGACTCATGTCAGTATCATACATTTTATATTGCGCCCAGAGAGTATCCACAGACTCGCCAGTCTCAATGCACTTATGTACAATGTTTCCAAAATTCCCCCACTTAGACTCAACAGAACCGCAGGGGTGTTTTAAAACCTTACCGTAGAAAAATCTACGCTCGCAAGATTTAAAGTCGTTGAATGAGCTAAAAGATAGGTTACCCACCCAGGATAGTTTTGTTGACATATCAAATCACATAAAAAAAAAGGTTGTGGTCTTACAGACCTGCAACCGAATTATCGTCACCCACAATCTTAATTTTAAGACTTGGAACTTCTAACACCCAGTTATGCCCAGCCGTGTCAGCACCACCTGCAACACGTTTGAATTTTACTGTCTGGTTTGCAAGTGTGAAATTGTTGTCCCTGCAATACCTAACCAGAGCATTCATCTTATAGACCAACTCCCAGTTTGATATCCTTATTCTGGACATTACCTGTTCAGACTCACCTTCGACCAGGTATTCACCAATTTCTTCCTTATTTTTATTCGTCAACCCTGAATAAAAACTCTTACCGTTGGTCTTATTAACAAAAGTCTTTCCCTCTTGTGTGTAATACCCACCAACACCAATCTTAAGTTCTGGTGTGCTCTCGCCAATGTCTGCCTTTTTAGGTAGATTAATCCAGTTTACGGTCTCCATTGTGGACTCGTCTATGACTTGTCTGCCAGACGTTACTGGTGCTTCTTGAACAGGTTCAACCCTGTCTTCAACTTTCTCGGTGTTCTTTGCGAACACGTTTATCTTTTTGTCGTTTATTTCGTTTCCCATTTTTACAACCTCTTGTTACATACCTAAAAGGTATATAAATATATATTGTATTATATTTTTATAAGCTTATGCTTTCCTAACATAATACTTCTCTATCACTCGTTTCTTGTTTCTCGCCCTTGTATTTTATACCCTCAATGTATATACCAACCACAAAAACACCGTTTATCTTTTTTGTTGTGGTTTTCTTACTCAGCCCCTCTTGTTCCAGGACATCTATAAACTCTCGCTTGGACACCTTGCGCATTTTATTGTCCCTTAAAAACTTCTGATATTGGGTGTAAAAGTCAATATACCCAACAAAACCGTTGACATCACTATCACAAAACCTGTCAATATATGCAGGTAGTGGATTTGATGCTTCAATGTATTTGTTCTTTGATTCTTCAATACTCTTGTCCTCATTAGTAAATATACCAGTACCAATCAACCTTGGTAATATCTTGGTAATCTTAACCGCCAGGTTATTATATTCATGCGCTGGTATGGTTGCAAGAACATCTTTTTTTGATTTAAATTGGTTTGGGAAATCAATAATCTTCCAGCGCCTGTAATACCCATCCGATGTATCCCCAGAACTTGGTAATGAATTTGTAGCAATCAATATCTTTGCGTAATTTACCCCACTAATTGGTGTTTTATTCTTACTCTCAAAAGTAACATCATCTTGACCGCACAATCGTTTAAGCAGTCCAGTGTTTTTTATACTGTTGAAATTGGTCTCGCCCATTTTACAAACTAACTTTTTATATAACTTAGCGCACTCAAACCTGTTAGTGATAAGCGCCTCCAGGTCTGTGTCGGTTGTGTTGTGTTCACCCACAAAATGCTTAACTAACTGCAAGTATTTACTTTTTCCATTACTTCCAGACCCTATGAAACAAAAAATGTTGTGTATTGGGTAGTCCAGGACACAACAATATGCTATAATTTCATATAAGATGTCAACATAATCCTCACCCACCCAGTCCGTGAATAGTTTATCCATGACAGGCGTATCTGTGGACACACCCATACTATGTGGTATTGGATTAGTCATGAAATATGTGTGAGTTGCATCAAATATCCGCTCGGTCTCAAAGTCAAACACCTTATCACCAAACTGTACCCAGGATTTATTAGGGTCTTTTGGTTTATTTTCTCTCCCCACCCACCGGAACGCCTCTAAGTAGTTACCTCTATGGTGCGACTTAACCGCCTCACCGTCAAATTTTAGCGTCTCGTCTATAATACGCATCACCTCAACGTTATCAACCTGGATATATTTATATGAATTTTTATCCCAGAACCAAAAGTTCTGACCCATATCATAATAAAATGGTTGCGACTCGTAGAACTTCCTGACATTATACACATAATTTTTAATGTCAAGTGAATTGTTGGTGTTATATAACACCTCAGAGATACCAGCGATCTCAAGTAATTTTTTCTTGGCCACCAAAAATGTGACCTTTTCATGTTCCATAATGAAATCAAACACCGTTCCACCCTTACCACAATGAAAACAATGCCAGAGTCCTTTCTGGTCATCCCAGGAAAAGCACGACTTGGACTCACTATCGTGACCCAGCATGCACATGGTCGGTTGGCGCTTGATATCGTACCCAAATTTAGTCATTAAATCCGATAACTTGACCGCAGATTTAATCTCGTCATTTATATTATCCGTGTCCATGACGTGTTTGTATACCTTATCTTCTGGGATAATGTCTCTCAGAATATATTTTATGTGTTCAATAGTAATATAAGAAATATCAACATCTTTCTCAACCTTATATTTGATACCAGATGGATGCGTAGAGTTAGCACCGACCACTTGTCGTCCTGCACCCAGGATGTCCAGGATACTTGACCCCGTGCTTTTGTCGGCAATCTTCATATCCTCGTTATGGTCTGTTTGATAGTATAGGTGTATCTTCCCAGAACCAGTCCGAACCGTGAACGTCTCAGGAAACTTTTTGTAATATTTATTTATAATATCCTGCGAGTCAAAGTCAATCACAACATAACCCTCCTTGACAACAATCCCATAATTACCCCCCCAGGTGGTAATCTCCTCGTTGTCAAATGGTCTCAGAATAGTGTTCCAACTTTTCTCAGCTGGAATCTTAGTCCTTGGATTCAGTTTTATATAACTGAAATCATACTTTTTTAATTTGTCTGGAATTTCTACCATATTTTCCATCTCTTTTTTATATAAGATTTATAACAGTATTAATATAAGACACTCAAATTATATAAGTGTTGTGTTATTATATAATATAAATTAATATTAATCTTATAATTATAAGATTATATGATTTATACAGTGGTTTCTCACTTATTATATATATAATATATTCTCATATATAATAAGTGAGAAACCACTGTATAAATCATATAATCTTATAATTTTAAAGAAACAATAATAAAAAAAAAGAATTAGTTGTTATAATTTTTTTAAATCAGTTTTAATTTCAATCAATAAAGTTTGAATATTGGTGAGTTGCGTCTCGATTTTGGCTCGTCCAATGTCAGTCTCTGCTTGGCGCTTATTCAAATCTTCAATCTTGTTCATAAAGTCCGTGTGCGCCTCGCTCATTTTTGTGTATCGATGCTCTAAAGATTTTTGTGAGTTCTCAATCTCTGCCTTCCAAGTAGTTAAAGCATAGGTCTGAGCCATAATAAAAAATATAACAGTAATCAGGGCAGCAACACTAATGGTTATATTATTCTTTTCTATACCATCCATCGCCTACAACTCTCTCTGCTTCAAATAATATTCAAAAATAGCAATACCAGATTCTATTATTGAACCAGCCACAACACTTGCAACGCCTAGGTCTGTTACATAAAACATCAACATAGTTGCTACCATAGTGATTATGGTTTTCTTGCGCCCTTTTATCCAAGTTAGAATATTCCAACCCGTTAAAGACATTTTTGGTTTTTCACTCATAATTAATTCACCTTTGTGCTTAAATAACCTATTCCTACACTAAGAATTATCAACCCAACACCAACCCACTCATGACCGAAAGTGTCGTTGATACCCCAGAGATACAGATGTTCCCCAAGTAAGAATGAGCCTGCGACTAAAAGTGCAGTTGCACCGACTCTAAGTCCGTAAGCGCCCTTAATCTTGCGCAATATGTAACCCTTAACATCTTGCAATCTCATATCAATTCGCCTTCTTTTTTTTATCAATGTTGGTCTGAGTTATCAGGCCATAAGACAAAAGAACATCTTCAATTTCTGTATTGGTTGTGTCTTTTAGCTCTTCATCTGTATATCCAGGGCATCTGACAGACAAAACTTTCTCAATATCAATTCTGTCAAAATTAGTTACACCGAACTTAATTGTATTTGCTTTTTGTAATTTGTCTTTCTTCATATTATAACACCTTATAATTCCTTAACCCAGAACCCCTTTATTGTTGGTGAAAAAGCGTCAAATGTCGCTCCAGATGGGATTAAACTCACTATTAATTTTGTCGGTTCGCTTGTAAATGGTGTAAATTGACTTACGCTTGGAGCATTTCCACAATCTAACCACCCACTATCTTCTGTCGCATTAGTCAATTTATATTTAATAACACTATTAGTTTTGAAATTATTAATAAATGGAACACCAATAACAGAACTACAAGTCCCTGATAGTTTTCCCGTTGGAATATTATGAGTTATTATCTTAGAAGCCCCAACATTACCATATTTAAGTTCATATACATAATGAATGTGCCACATGGTTGTGGTAACACCATTTGTATACATAACAATTCTTATACCTTCAACAGTATCATCAACAGTGAAATAAAATTCCTTTATGTTATGTCTTCCATAATTATCATAAGCATTAACTGTTTTAATTGTTGTCCAAGTTGATGATTTATATGTCTGAATATAATATGTCCCATAAGCATCCCCAGATGTCCACACACGAGCCTTAACAAATCCCACACCAATATATTTGCTTGCAAATGTCTTCCCCAAAGATGACTGATAAGGTTGTACATAAGGACCAGCATGTTCGGCATATGTTGCTAAATCATCGTCAAAAGCGTTCTCTGGGGTTGTATATGTGTTTGGGTTGTGTGTTGTGTCTCCCGTAATAGAAATAAAACCTGAACAATAAGAATCTGTTATAAAAGGTGCAGTTGTATTAGCAGTATCTACACTATTTTCTCGACCATTTGCGTTAATGTAAGCGTCTCCCCAACCATCAATATTTCCTGCACTCCAGACACCTACTCGGTCTATAAGACTCCGAATCGTGTTAAGACCATTAATTGCAAGACTTGATATTGTAAGACTTGCACCTGCACTAAAAGTATCGTTCAAGTCTGTTGGTTTAACCCTCGCAGTCGGTGTGCTCCAATCGGTCCCACCTAATGAAGTATTCTTTATACTCATATTAATCATCTCTTTATTTCATTATATATATATATGTGTGAAATTACCCACCAATCTTTTATCCACCACAAAAAAAAAAACCTAAACATTTGTTACAGTTATGGTTGTTCGAAGCCCGATAGATAACTCTTTTGACACATCTTTTGCGACTGCTGTTGACAATAATATTCTGTTGAACATATTTCCTGCACTTACTGCGTCAAACAATCCAACCTCTGCAATCGTTGAGCCGTTCCCCTCAGTCAGACCCAATGTTGATGAGAAGTCATAAGTTCCCGAACCTATGTTTTTTATTGCAACCTCGTCAAATATCTTTCGGATGATTGAAGTTTCAAGGTCAGTATCTGATATAACAGGCGTTGTAGTTCCTGTTCCGAAACCTATATGTGTCCCAGTATCAAACTCACCCAGGCTTGCCATCTTAATCGCTGTCAATATCGCACTTGTTACTACCATATATAATCAACCCTATACCAAATAATCTGTTGTAAGCCCCGCTGGAATTGCACCATCATCGTAAGCAAGAGCGAAATCTTCATCTGCTCCTGTGTCTGAAATTAAATCTCCGTCAGTCGCAAGTGTGGTCTCAGATGCGAATAATATAGTTCCGTTATTTGTAACAGTTTGAAATTTTACAAAATCTATATTAACATTAACATTAACAGTAGTGTTCAGAAAATCATATACAGTTATGTATTCGGCGTTAGAGTTGGTATCTTCAAGTTGTTTAATTCGGTCTATGGTTTCCTTCTGCCAATCGAACAAATCCTCATCAGTCTCGCCAATATCAAGTATAAGTTTCTTAGGTAACTCCAGAATAACCTCTTGTATCTTATATAACCCAGTCTTATTGTTCTTCTCGTCAGTTACATATATCATATCATCTACATTATACAACCCAATCTCAGAACTGTTTTTAATCCATTTCGCACTCTGAGAACCATCCTCAAACCGTGTCTTATATTCAATAGCCAACTTACGAGCTTCAAGCTTGGATTCTATATATTTCTTCTCGAGCATTACAGTCTTCCCAGACCCTAACTCAACCCTAACCTGTGATTTGTATGTATATGACACGACTGGGTCGGTCTTGCTCGCGTTAAACGTGATACTTTTGTCTTGAATATTAACCGTATAATCCCCAGATATGTTTTCTGTTGTTTGTGTTAGTCCTGTAATCTCAACATTTTCGGGCGTGTATGCTGTATGAAAATATGTTCCAGTTCCAGTCAATGTTTCGGTGGTTCTCTGGTCTATGACTGCACCCAATACTATAACCCTCTCAGACTTAAGCGCAATGTCGGTGTTCCAACCACCATCTAATTGGTCTTGTCCATACACTAAACTTCTTGTGCATGTCGTTCCTGCACTTAAACCCATATTGAAATTCTTAGACAGGTCTACAGTATATGTCCCACCGAATAACTCAAGTATCTGTGTCACAGCGTCAATCAACCAGGCATCTTTAAATACTATTTTTGATATGGTTATCCCAGTAACAATGGTGCTCACATAAGTAAGACCTGTATATGTTGTGATAATGTTTTCAATGATCGCCTCTGGAGATACACCCTCGTATACATCGCTGAACCGTTCTTGACCCAGTTCAACACTATAATCACCAACCTCAATTGTCTGAACTCCAGTATTATCAGTTATCTTCTGAATATACCCACCGAAGATTTGAACATTATCAAGGTCGTAATATAAAACCTCGTCGTTAAGCCCAGGTGTTGTGGTTTGTAAAACAGTAAATTTAAGCACGTTAGGTTTTCTTGAATCCTTCTTCTGAATCTTGGCACCCCAACTAAGTGACTGGTCTACGTCTAATGTCCCACCCAGTCTATATTTAAGTGTAACCATTACTGTGAACCTCCGCCGACTGAGAATGATATGTCGCCACCTAGTGAGTTAGGTTTGTCTGCATTGAAATCTAGTCTGAACCCATCAAGTAACCCAACAATGTTAGATATGTTTGCAGCGCTCGAAGTTATACTTACCGTATATAAATCTTCAAGACCATCGGTTATTAGTGTGTTCAGTAGATATGTAACCTTTTCTTGAACAGTTTTGACTGTGCTTGTATGTGTACCATTTGAAGCATCACCGACCGTGAGTCGCAACATGAAAGGTATGCTTAAATTTTTTTCTCTTCCCAGGTTAATCACTATTGCTTTCTCCGCTGGTTGGTCTGGTAGGCTTTGTTTCAGTATTTTGGATGTCATGTTATATGTTGTGGTCTTACATTCCGCCTCTTGAAGTCTGAACACTTTACTGTTTTTGTTAGTTATTTCAATACTGTACACCATCAGAACCCACCGCCCATGTTAACTTCTCGTAAAATAACCTTACCAATGTCTCTTGCGACATCATCTGTAATCAATCCACCGTTTATGGTCACGGTAATATTTGCAGGCCCACCTGAACCACCACCCAGTGCTCCGGGGTTTTTAGTTGCGATGATATAATCAGCTGGATTAGTTCGTATAATATCACCATTTGGTGTGATTATGGCATCATTTACTTTGGAACTTCCACCACCACCACCGAAGCCAATTAAAGACTTAATCTTGTCACTTATCCAATTTCCTATATTTGAAAGAACAGACATTGAAGATATAAAAATTGATTTAAATGTGTCATATATCCAAGTGCCCAAACTCTTAAGACCTTCCCAAGAAGTTTCTAAGATACTAGTTATACTATCATATATCCAAGTGCCCAAACTCTTAAGACCTTCCCAAGATTTTGTGAGCATATCAAGGAAACCATTCCATATTGCTCCTAGGAAATTAACAACATCTACAAGAACTGCTCCTAAACGATTAGTGAAATTTACCCATTTTTCAATTAAAAAAATTATAAATTTGTTTAAAGATTCAGAAAACCACACAACAAATTTCATAAATTCTTGTGATAAATATGCAAGAACCAAACCTAAGACTGCTACCAATCCAATTATTGTAGCAGTTCCAGCCCCTGCAAGTAAAGTCGGAAAAGCCAAAAACACACCAATAATCAATAAAATAGCTAGTGCAAGTCCAGAAATCAAAGATACAAAGACACCGAAAGGACTAACATCAATTTTCCCAGTCTCATCTCTACCGGCAGTTCCCTTAACTGATTCACTTCCACCCAACATTTTGTTTAAAAATTTGTATAATAATAATCCAACCTTAATAAACAAAATTAAGAAAGGTTTCAAAATAGGAAAAAGAGCCATAATAAGTAGGGAAGCAATAGCAGATAGTGGGTCAAATAACATCTTAACGCTTGACAAAAGAGAACCCAGGAGTGACCCTATAAGTCCGCCAGAGAATGCACCACCGCCAGACTTAACTTTATCGTCCTTACCCTTAGAGCCTCGGCTGAATGCTTTTCCAGCCTTAAGCGCCTCGCCACTATCAAGGCCTATCTTCCAAATCATCTCAGCCATATTGTTGTACCTTTATATTTTATTTCGAGCCCAGCATCCTACCCAGCGCCTTAAATCGTTCTTCCTCTTCAATCGCTCTTCGTCGCATACCATAATATTCTATACCGTTTACAATGTCAACGTCCACATCATCCAGGCCGATATTAAACCCCAATAATAACAGATTGGAATATTTCATCACTTGTTGTGCCTGTGGAGTAATCTTAGTTATTGTCTTGGGAGTCTTGAGTATTGCTCGCAACTCCCTGTTCAGTTTGGGTCTCCAGCTCCACCCAGGCTACCCATGACATCCTTTTCAAAATACTTTTTATATATTCTTGTTGCGTCAGCACCCTCAAGTTTGTCAAGATCTATCCCCTTGACAGTCTCCAGGCACGTTTCAATCATACCCAGGACGTCAATGTCCCCTCGGATGGATACGCTCCCATCCTTACCGAAACTTAAATCATTAATCGGGATGTGTTTCTTAGCAACCTGGTTGGCTCTCCTGAACCCCAGCCTGGACACTTCAACATCAACAGTCGTTCCGTCTATGTATTTAACTATCTCTTTCACCATTATAAATCACCAACCACAGTAACATCCAGAGCCTCATAATCGTAGGATATTGCCTTTTTTGTGGTATCCATAGTCATATCCATAGACCTTGCGAAACTTCTAGTATTTGCAAGTGTGAATATATGTGAGTTGTCTGTTCCCCTAGACATAGTAACTGTTATCGCTTCATCAGCTCTATCTTCCGTATATCCAAACTCTTGAGTGTCGTTCACTTCAACCTCGTATGAACCATTTATATCAAGTCTGTGCCGTAATACAGTTGTGATAAGTCTGCGACTTCCAGCACCAACTGCTTCAATACCTCTACCCTCATTATCGGTCACGTTCCAGTTACCAGACAAATTGAAACTGTTTAGTACAGATGGAACTTCACCAATCGTAATTGATGTGTCAAGCCAGGACATAGGAGTGCCCGTGTTTGTAGTCACACTTAACGTTTCTGTTACTTTTGACATTTTTTTTGCAATACAATTAAGTGTCATACTGATACTTTCATCCTTAGATGCGCTTATATCAAAATCTTTAACAACCAGACCGTTTAAAAGCCCAATCTTAGTCCCTTGATAGAAGAATTTTAGGGATAATGATTGTATTGTTGGGTCACTTGTGACCGTATAATCCACGGCATCATCCCTTGCTCCAAGTGCTAGTTTAAGTAAGACAGGTAAACTTGCCTTACTTACTTTAGTCTCAATCGTGACATTAGCCCAATATAAACCGTCCTCAAACATTGCATTTAAATGCCCAGCGTTTAAACTGGTTAACTTTTCTGTATTGTCTTCTTCCTTAACAGTTATTTTTTGAATGTGACCTAAGTCAACAGCTGTAAAAGGAGTTGGACTTGTTCCATAAGCAGTCTCTATTGCCCCAATATATTTATTACCTACATTACTAATACATACCATACAATCACCCTATATTATTATTATGCTGTCATGCTCCGACAGTAATCTATCAACCTTACTTTTATAACATATCTAAAAATACCCCGGAAACCATTTGATAAATCTGTTATTTCTATGTTTGGGTCTATCACATCAAAGTTAGCGTCTGGATTGACAATCTTGGTCGCCAGGACACGTCTAACCTCAACCAACACCTTGCGAGCGTGTGTGTCTACAATCTTGGTGGCCTGGGTGGTATTGCTCGGTTTGACCCGAATATCAATCTTGACAATTTCTGTAATCTGAGAGTTTGAATTTTGTCCGATACCCACAGACCCCTGGGTCGTGAGCTCGGAATATACGTAAATATAATCCTGACCAGGCGCTGGTTCTTTATCGGTCGGTTTGGTGTATATCTTAGCAATGGTTGGTGTTATAGAATCAGCGTTTGTTTTAGTATAATTAGAACTAAGTAATGTTACAATGTTATCCAGGACATTTATATCTGTTACCATACTTATCAATCTCGCAAAACCAATCAAGGTCTTAAACATACATACAAATGCGACTATTGAAATTCTGTATTATTATCTAATATATTTTTAATTTCATCTTTCCATAAATTCTTTGTAGAATCCCAGTTAGGTTTGGACTCACCAACTTGCGTAAATAGTACCGTGCTGAACTCTGGGCTGTTAAGTATTTTGAGTGCAACCATCATAGTGGCACAATCTTCAACACCACCAGATACCGTAGTCTCACCGAACACATAAGTCACTCTGACACCGTGTGGGTATAATCGCCGTACACCATTTAAAAATATAACACCGTTCTGTTTGTCCACCCAATAATCATATGCTCGACCCTCAACTTTATCAACCACCCAGTCAACCCACACACCATCCTGCCAAATTTCAATATTGGTTATGCTCTGGACACTTCGGTGGACTAGGTCAATCCGAATACCTGCACCAGACCGAAAAACTGATGTAGGTCTTGAATATTCCTTGGTTACGGTCTTGGCTTTCCAGGAATGGCTTGTAGTGCTATCAATCCTATCCTCAGCCCTATTTATGAGCCCCTCTATTACGGTTGCCGTAGGTGTACTGTTGGTATCAAAGTAACCATCTGGAAACCCCAGCATGTTCGCTACTTTGTTGGTTGTTGTATAAGTTACTACCATAAATAAGAATACACCTTTTGTTCTTATATATGTAACTGAAAATTAGAAATAGGTGATGCGCAGAAAACCACACACCACAATTAAAATATATTAATAACCCATTGCTACAAACACACCAGACTTATCTGCTGTCGTTACAATAGTTATTGCTCCACCTGCGACTGGGAATGTTTCATTTATAACTGGTTCATTTAGGTCAACTGCTGAACCAGTACCCTGCAATATACAACCTGTGCAGTTTGTCAGACCAGTTAAGATGTCTCCACCTGTTCCACCTGCGGAACTAGTGTAAGTTCCTGTTACTATCTTTTTATCTCCGAAATATGTTTGTCCTGTTATTGTATATGTAAATGCCATAATTAATTCACCTCAATGAAACCTAATTCTTTTTTAAGAAATTCAACTGCTCCGTCCATTTCCTTATCCATACTGAAATAATATCCAGATTTAGGAACTGTGACCGCTTCAACACCGTTGATGTAATACACAACTTCATCTGCCGTCTGTTTAGGATTTTTAAGTAACCTAAACTTCTTATCTTTTATCTTATCTATAATATTACTCATAATATCACCATTTTTTTTTTTTTTTTGGGTGAATCACCATATTTTAAAAATAATTTTTCAACTACATCATTTCTATATGGTAAATGTTTTTTATTTTGTATAGAGTTTATTAAAATATCTCTTGTTGGAAATTGGCTTATTATATCTTTGCTTGTTTTTTTAGATATACCCTTTGTAGTTTCTAATTCTGTAACAAAATCCATATTAAACACCCAATAAAAAAAAGAAAATAAAAAGACCTTATAAAAGGTCTCTTATCTTTCCCTGAGCATTGAACCTGTTACAGACAAGCTCGCCAGCCATGTAGTACATACCCTCTTTACCTAACTTACCAGCCTCAAAGAAGTTGGAAGTTTCAAAGTATTGTACTGGTTGTTTAACGCCTATATGTATATATTCTGTGTTTAGGAAGTAAATTCGGCTCTTTGTGTCTTTTGTAACATCTTTATCTCGTATGACAGGAATGCCATCAAAGGATGCAACTCGTAGACCAACATCGTTCCCTGCCGCTGTCTGAATACCACCATCGCCAACTGATATGTTAACTCGTTCGTTTACATATCGTGTCTGAGTGTTAACCAGAGCATCTAGGTCTCGTGCAGTGTCAAACCCTGTTATGATAACATTTGGTCTTGCGCCTGAGTTTTCTTCAATAGAATCTATTGCAGTCCTAACCAATGCTTCTGTTATAGCTCGGTCTACACCACTTGCATGTGAAACGTAAGCGTCGTAAGCTGTGGATGCACTTCGGTCAAAACCATATATGTCAGCATCTCCTGCTGTCAATAAAGCTGATTCCTCAGATTGCCCAGAACATACTCGGTCTATGGACTCAATGTTATTTCCTGCGACTGTATCTGCATCACCGTGCAACATTTTGTTTATATGGTTTGCGAACTCTTTCGCCATATATTGTTTTACATGGTCGAAACCGATAGTGTCGTCGTTACCATCATCTAAAAGCTGTTGTCGGTTTGACATATCAAAAGTCTTACTAACTTCTTTCAATGATATTGCTGCAAGCGCCCAGGTTGGTTTAACTGTTTCTGGAAGTGCTGCATTTTCTGCCACGCCACCAGTTCCCAGTGTGCTAGACCTTGCTGTGATAACTCTGAACCCTGTGTTTGCAAGTGGTTTCTTAGGTAGAACGCCCCAAGTTCGTGCCTCGTTATTAAGTAATTCCCAGACCGCTTCACCGTATACACGGTTATATACACCAGTAGTTGAACTTATCACAGGTGCGTCTGCTTTCATTACAGCCTGTGCGATGTCACTATCTATGCTGCCATAATATGCTTCTTTCATATCTTCTATTGTGTTGAATTTAACCATTTAAATCGCCCTCATTTGACTTCCTAAACTTGCAAAATCTATCTTGCCAGACTTAGCCATGTCTTGTAAACTCTTTCTAACATCTGTAATCTTGTTAGTCTTTTTAATCTCAGCCGGTCTTGATGTCATTATTGTTTTTGTGACCATTGACTTTTTAAGGTCTGAAATTTCTTTTTTCATAACATCCATTTCAGTTGCTAGTTTTGTGACATCATCATCTGGTTTGTCTTCCTCAGTTGCATCGTCTGCCTTTTCTTCTTCCTCAGCGGATGTTTCCACATCTTCGGCTTCTGGGTCTTCGGCTTTCTCTGTCTCAACCACATCCTCGACTGGTGTGTCACCCTCTGGAGCCCCAGACAACTTTCCCTCAAGCATTGTAATCTTATCAATGATTGAAGTAATCATGTTCTCTAGAGCGGATATTTTAGATTCAACATCTACAATTGGTTTGTCTTCCATCATAGGTGTTTCGTCCGCCTTAACTACATTCTTTTTTGCCATAACATTAACCTCGGTAAAGGTTGCTTCTTGATTACCTGTGTGGTCTACCAGACTGAACTCGTAACCTATCAGGTCTCTCAAATAAGTACCTTCTTTTGTTTTTTCTCTGTTAAATGATTTACCACCTATTGATAAACCCTCAAATTCTCCTTTCTTGATACCTTCCCAGACCGTGTCATCTTCCGTATAATGTTTGTATATTATACCTGTAATGAGTACCCCTTTTCTACCGTTCTTTTCTGATCGTTGCCAGTTTAAACCTTTGCCGACATTACGATTTGTGTGCATGAACTGTATAGGCGCTCCTCTATCCATCCAGATATCCATTATTTTATATATTTCTTCGGCTGGTATAATCTCGTCAGCTCTGTCCAATACCTCAACCGACCCCCAACATTCAAATTTACGCATTTCGTTATCGTTGATTTGGTTGAAACCAAAGGACTTTAAAAGTATTTTTTCGTCTGCTACCATATCAAATCGCCATAATTTTATTTCTAACCATTTCAACTGCAGGACTTAAAAAAGGTCGTGGTTCTTGCCCGTTCTTTTTAATGTTCTTTACAATGAAATAAGCTACAGTATTTATGTTTTTTTCTCCTTTTACAAAACCTTTTCTTCTTAGCCAAGCTTTTATGGTTTCAATAGGAACGTCATCGCCCGGCAACCTCCCAAATTCAATAGTGTCGGCATAAGGCACGGGGTAAACTATGGATTTTTCAAGAAATCCTCTGTTGATGTTACCGCTCTTAAGCAGAGTCCCCTCGTCAACTATACGTTTACTAATTATAATTTCCTGAGAATTAGCAAATATTTCATCCACAATCTCGTCTAGTTTTTTATCTATGAAAGTTAACATTTCTTTATCATTGATGTTAATAGAAAAATCTACCATACACTAACCAGTGATGTCTGGACTTATATATGTAACTATTTGAAATATATGGCAATGTCTTGAATCTTCTCGCCGTCACCCATACCGGAAACCACAATAAACAATGACCCCATAACGTAATAATTGTCTATATGCGTCTGCTCCTGTGACACAGAAACGATGTTCTTGGGATAAAACCGTGTGACCACACCAGTTAAGTAATCGTCACATAAAACCTCGCCGTCCATAGATGTGATGGTTATCTTGACATTAGGCAATGCAACCCCAGAAAACACCACAACCTTGACAACCTCGCCATTAATGTTGTCTAGGTCTCCCTCTATATTCTCGCTAATCTCTCCAGTTGTATATACATTTGTCATATAATATCACCTATTTATATTTACTCTCTTGCTCATACTTGCATCTTTAACTTTTTGAAGTGTTATTGTCCAGTCTACTCTATCTTCAATATTCATCGTAGTCTTATATGTTTTATATCCAGACTTCTTAATCTCCAAAGTAAAAGGATTGTAATCTACATATGTCGAATATCCATTTGAAACTAAGGTTATCGGTGTTAAATCTGCAAATTGAATATATGGGATTATTATGTATCTACTAGCAGGGGCAACGTGTGTAACCGCTACTTCAAAATGAGGAGCAACATATATTTCGGTTGCATTGTTGCCCTTATAAATATTTCTTCGTTGTCCAATTCCTTGATTTGCAGTTATAAATACCTCCTTATTGTGCCATTGACTTGTAGACCAATTTTTGCTCAAGTCTTTTACCTTATCCAAATAACCGTTAGTTACGGTTCCATATTCTTCGGTGGGATAACCATCTTCAGTTGTATCTTGTTGGAAAACTATTGTATCATTTTTATTTTTTACAGTCACAGTAGCTCCCTCAATCCCGTTATTTTTTTCATCTATTACTTTTAACAATAACGAAAACCATAATTTTACGTGGATGTCGGTAGCGTTTGGTACGGTCCAATAAGCCCGTCTCTCTTTCAATATATTTTTATTGTAAATACAATCAATGTGATTTTCTACCCAACCATTAACCGTTATCGCATACGGATTACTCATATAATTGCTACATTTTGAATAATTGTTGTTGTGGAAATAATTATTGAAATTGTCAGGATACACAGCAGACATCCCCCTGACAGCTAGCGCCCCAAAAAATGTACAACCCGCAATGATTGCACCACCCGATTCTGTGTGTGCAAATGCGATTTTACAACCAATTACAGCATTCTGTGGTGCTGTAAACCACGTATTTCTGAAATTGTCAAAAAAGACGTCATATATTTTTTGCCCGTTTAACTGTCCTATACCACCGCCCCAATGCCCGTGAAATATTGACGAGCCGGTCATATGCACGTGTTTTATTTGCGTATTAAAAAGATTACTGTTTCCCCCGATAATTAAAGTCTTTGGTAATGAAGAATTATAAACATTGAAAATATATATACTCCCCGCATACACTTTGTCACCCATATATTGTAATCCGGATAATGTTACAGCTGATGACGAACTGTGTATATCATTGTTTTTTAAAAATTGTATTGTTTCGTTTTGTGTGCTGAAATAATTGTTGGCATTAAAAGTCAATCCACAACCAACACTGTAACATCTTTCATTTTTTGATATTACGCCCCAACCACCTGTCACACTTGCGTTATATATATCATCCATTGTGCAAGGTGCATCTACCGTGAAACCATCAACAACAATATTATTTACATTTGCATATAATATACCGGTTTGTTTTCCACCTTCGGTTAATGTTGTCATTGATACAATTCTACACCTAACGAACCATTCGTACCATCTTGTAGTGCTATTTGGGTTAAAAAAATTCTCCCAATCCTCTGGCATATCCCAGCGGATAGTATTAACACCGATAGTAGTAAATCCGTTTGTATTATCTACCACACCTGTTAATGCGTGCCAGGTTGGATTATAATACCCAGTTCCTCGTTTGGCATATTCCCAAACAAGAACAACACCAGTACCAATTAAAGCAGTCCCAACATTGAAATTAAGACCAGAATATTTCCCGCTAATATTAGATAGGGATATGACTAAACAGTCGCCAACTTGTGCAGTATCAGGAAAGAAATCAATATTCAGGTAACCTAAATTTAAACTATAACTATCTACACTCAAATCATAAAAAAAGCTTGCTGTTATTCTGTTCGCGTATTCGTATGTTATTGTCCCTACCATAATAACTCACCTAGCAAAAAAATTATTTCGTCTTTTTGTTGTTTTAATTGTATCTGCCTACCTATTTTTGAATCATTTAAAACCATTATTTCATCTGGTTCTTGATTCACAACAGCCAACTGATTATTTAATTCTGTTAGTTGTTCATTAAGTTCATCAATAGACACAACATTAATTGGGTCTGGGTTCGCACTTTTTGCATATACTCCACCGTTATCATCACTAATCTTTATCCAAACCATATGGCATCAATCTACATACTTATAACATTTTCCGTTGTACAAAAACATATCATAATCATCTACATATACAGGATTTTCTGTTTTCTTAATCATAAAATTTATATCTGTAGAAGTTAGATATGACTCGCTTCTATAATAATTCTTAAATTCTGTTAATACACTCATAACATCACTTCAACTTTTTAATTAAACTATCCTTCATTTTGATGTCTATAATATCATAAGACCACAAAATATTAACTGCTTTAATAACATTGTAATCCTTTTGTATTTTGTCTGTAATCTTCACGTTACTTCATCTCCAACGCATTTATAATTTTTCCAGACGTTCCACACACCGCATATAAACCACTCTCGCAATCTATGGCATCTTTACCACCCGCTGGGATTAATATCCCTGTTGTTGTGGTTACATTACTTGCACCATAAAACACGTCTGTGTCGCTCACATTATAGATTATAATTGTTCTACGACCAACTTGTTCAATTGTCGGAATTAAATAAGCAATGTTTAGTGTTGTTAAGGTTACTGCTGTTGTAACCATTGTTGCCAAAGCATTTGTATTGGTTATAAGTGTATCTTGTTTCGCAGATGTTGCTTTCCCAGTAGTATCACAAGCAGTTATCTTTCCATCAATACTTGTAGTATCACCAGCAATTGTTGATAATGATGTGTTAGATGTGTCTTGTTTTTCTTCTGTTGATGCATTAGTTGGTAAATCAACTTTAAACTTATTACTTAGATAATTAAATGTTCTTTGGAATATATCTTCGTGTCTAGAACTAATTGTAAAATCATCTGTTATGGGTTCAACAGTTAAATCTTGTGCTGAATAACCAGTAGTAGTATTAACAGTAACAGTAGCGTTCTTATATTTCTTAACACTATCTCCAAGTATATAAGCTTCAATTAATATTGGGTCTCCGTTCCGATAACCTTTATAATTTGCTAAATCTATTACATATTCACCGTTAGTGTCCGTAGATGTAGAACGAGTTTCATTTAAACGTTTATTTGTAACACGGATTGTTGCAGATGCAAGTACAAAAGTACCATCTACATCGTAAATTGTTCCAGAAATTGTGTATGGTGTAGCGACCAATATAGTCACCTCATACGTCTGCTTGGATTAATGCTCGCATTGTATTTGCAGAAGGCACAATACATAAACCTTGAACCTTTATAGGAATTACAAAATTAAAAGGTACTGAACTTGAAGCAACAACCCTAATATCCATAATCTCTAAATCATTAGTTCTATCATAAAATTTCATGTATCCTACAGCAGCAGCTGCATTTGTTACAATACCAGATAAGAGTTTCGTATCAAAATAAGCATGACTTGGACCAAACATTAAATATAAATTTTTAGTTTCTGAACCACCAACAGTATCAGAAGCACTTGTTGTTGTACGATAATCTATTGACTCGTTACCAAAATAAGCCGATATAAATATTACATCACCAGAATTATAACCAGATGATAGGTTAGCTAAATCTAATGAATATTCGCCAGAGGAATTTGTTGTTACGGTTACAGTCTCAGTAGTTCTTTGATTATATGCGATAACAGTAGCTGAAGCTTTTACTGTACTAGTATCAATTTCATATACTACTCCAGATATAGGGTATGGACTTGCTGGCATAAAATCACTTTAATTGGTATTCTTTGCTAATTACATATTTATCATTAACATATACTGGAATAATCTCACCATAACCGTGTGTAATAGGAGACCTATGTACTCTATATATGGAATGTAAATAATCACGACCATAATGTCTATGACTTTTTACACTAAATTTAAGTTTACCGTCTTTATCTTTATAAATACTAAGACCGATACCAGTTCCTACTAATAGACCTAATACCATTTCTATGATACTATCTAATATTCCTTTATCTGGTAATTCTGTATCTTCACAGATTACTTTTTCTTCACATACTATTGGTTTAGGACAAGTTGTATCTTTACATTCTGTAACTGGACAGTTTTGTGTTGGACATTCACCAGTCATATCTACCTTAGTTATAGGTATTAGACCACCATTAAATGTTATTTTAGTTGTAACTTCGCCAACTATAATTTCAAATCTATCGCCTTCAACAGCTTTTAATACTGTGTTAGACCAATCAATTAGATATTCACCGTTACCATTAGTTGTTCCAATGACTCGTTCATTAGTTCTTACGTTAGTAATAACTACATTTAAATTTGATACTGGAACACTGTAAGCTGAGACTTTTACAACGATAGGCATTGGATTAAATACTGCTAAAGCTGGTGCTGTAAATAATGAAAATATCATTATTAATGTTATAAATTTAAGACCTAGCGATACCCATTGTTGTCGTTCCATTTACGTTCACCCATACTCCATATCCTTTTGGTACTTCTTTTGCACTATTAATTGATAACGCACAAGGGTGTGATATATATCTACTACCACTTGAAGCACTCATATCAACAAAAGTTGCATAACTCATTGTTACTGTTGCATTATCTAAAGTCATACCACATATCTGTCCTAGAGTATTTGTAGTTGAATTTTGTAATGCTATCTGATTCCAACCAGATATAATTGTTATATTTTTAGTAGGTACATCTGGAATCCAATTTCGTAATAGACTTGCAGTTGCATTTGAATATACATAAACAGCATCACCGTCTGTGACTGCTGTTGCATTATTAGTAATTGCACCTTCTATATATGTTGTATATGTATGTAATGCATTTGAATATATTGATGTTGAGGTTATTGTACCACTTAAATCAGCTACACCTTTTAAAGTAGTAGTTTTATCTGCTAATATTAAATTCCAACCATCATAAATTATAGTTTTAGTCCAGTTAGTTGAATTTACCTCAACAGCTGTGTTTCCTAGTGAGTCATTTGTACCAACAACGATTTTGAATGTACCAGTCGTGTCAATATCAGCACCAGTTAAGTCAATGGAACATAGTTTACTTACTACAGAACCACCCACAGTTGATACTAAAGTTGTAGTATCATCAAATATTTTAGCCCAACAAGCACTTACTATATTAGTTTCAGTAATTGTTGAGTTTACTCTTGCAGACATTCCCGTAGCAGTTGAGTAATTATAAATAGTTAAAGCACCTATACTTGGCACAGTTGTATCTACGATTACAGTATGATATGTTGCTTGTGTACATGAATGTTCTATATCACAAACCACACCAGTCCAGTTATAATAACCATCGGCTAGTACACCTGTATTAATTGTGAAAGCAACACCACTTGTTACATCGGTAGTATTAGTAGTATTTATGCCCCATGTTCCAGAGAAATTACCCCAGATAGAAGCGTTAAGTAATGTTGTATTAGATACACCAGTAAAAGTCATTGCTGGTGTAGTATTAGTAGTATAATAAGGGTCGTCTGTTGGAGATGAAATAGTCATAGAACTAATAGTTCCTAATGCTACGGAACTGAATAATATGAATACCAAAAACAGTGCTATATATTTTTTTAACATGTGACCAACCTATTATTTGTTAATACCCTTTTTATAAGTTCTTTAATTGTTTTAGTATATTGTCAGCTCGTTTATGTCCAATACCACTAATAGCAACTAAATCCTCTTTGTTTGCTTTAATTTTCATGTTAACGATTGTTTCATATTTAGTTGCTAAAATTCCGTCTAGTTCACTATCTATGCCTTTTAAAACTGTAAAGTCCGATGTTATTTGTTCTGTAACTGGTAATTTGTATTTAGAAGAACTAACTAAACCATGATTTTCACCACGCCAAGCATCTTTATCATCTATTTCAACGTCATTTCCAGATTCAACGTGAATCCATCTAAGTGAAGGCCTATTATATTTACCAACAGTTATAGGAATACCTACAGATATCATTTTTTTAGTCGGGTTTACAAGTTTCATCAAATCGCCTTTATCATTTAAATACTACCAAATATGATACATTCTATATCATCATTGTTAGTTCCAGTTACTGTTATTGTTGTTCCACTTATTGTGTATGTTGCACCATTAATACCTCTAGCAACAATTATTGCAGAAAAAATTTCACTAAGACCATGTTCTACTGTTGTGATTGTTGAAGTTGTACCAGTTAGTTTAGCTTTTAATACAACCATTCCTAATACACCAGTTACTTCTTTTTTAACTATATTGTCAATTACTGCCATTTAGATTACCTCATAAAATTGGTATTAGGGAATTAACCCTATTTACCATTTACCAAATACTATAGCCATACCAGCACCAGTACCAACTGAAAAAGTTATCGTTTCAGCAGACTGAGATGCTGGGTCGTTTATACCAGCAGAAGTTTTTGAGATTATCATGTCAATCTCATTAAACTCGCCAGTTGCATCTAGAGTATCTCCAGCATAAGCTTTAGTGTAACGGTATACCCACGCATACTCACTACCTAATTCCAATCTTTTTTTAGTTATACTTGTTACAGAAGTCATTTAATATCACCTATAATTTAAGCACACCCATATATCCTATAACAACGTGTTTCATCTACGATAATCATAGTAAGATATGATTTTATCATAAATTTATAGGAATCAGATGTTTTTGCTAATTCTTCAAATACAGCGTCTTGTAAAACTCTCATTTGAATGTTTGCACCACCCATACCAGAACTTGTATCTAGTATAAGCATTTCTCTACCAGAACCAGATGTTGGCATGAATAAATCTGGCATTATTGGTACACCCTCATAAAGAATGTTCTCAATACCAAAGTTTACTGTAGCTGTAGGTGCTGGGTATCTTAAGACATCAAAGATAAGACCTTTAACATCAGATAGCGTTTTGTAATCAGTTACACAAATTGTTGGTCTTCCATAAGCTTCACGAATAGTTCTGAAAGCATCAGTTATATTCTGTAGACTTATTTTTGCACCAGATTTGTTTGTTGTGTTAGTTGTAATACCATTAATCAAACCAGTAAAACCTCGTACATCAGTTACACTACCATCATAATCATCAACAGTTGGATTACCATTAATAATCAAATTCTCTTCAAGTTCTTTCAAAGCTTGATACTCAGAAGGAATCATTAAATTAAGTGCGTCTTTCCATTGCTGTGCAGATGCAACTTGCATTGGACCAGATACTTCACCAACTGCATAGATGTAACTCATCTTTTGTGCAGAACGTGCATATGTAGCCGTACTTGAATTTAAACCACCCATTTCACCATTAACAACTGCTGTTGCTGGTGCAGTCATAGTAATGTAATCAGCGAATAATCCTTTATTAGTCATTCTAGGAATTATACCCGATGCTAAAGGAGTATCTCGTTTAGTCAAGTCATAAAGAACTGGGTCAACTATTGTTGGTAACAATACTGGTATACTACCACTTGTACCAGAATATGTTGTTCCAGTAGCCATCAAAGGACTTGATGTAGTAAGAGCAGATTTTATTTCTAGTCTCTTATCAATTTGTAAACTTTTAACTTCTGTTATTGGTGTGTGAAGATATACTGTCTTATCTGGTGTGTCACCAAATGAAGATGTATATGATACTTCTCCGTTAACGGAATTTATAGAATCTATACCTGTATTCATAATAATCACTCTATTTCATTTTTGCTTCAACTATCATATCAACAAAACTTTTTGGTTCAGATTTAACTTCAAGTTGTGGTGAAGCATCTACCAATGGTTTCTGTTTATCAACAGCTGATACTGCTTCTGCTATCATAGATTTAATTTCGTCTTTTGAAATTTTATCTTCTTTAACAGTAGTTTCAATCTTTGATTTTATCTCTGAAAGTTCTTTATCTTTAGAAGCTAGTTCTAATTTAAGAGTTTCAAGTTGTGATTTGATTTCGTCTAGATCAGAATCAGTCATAACTTCTGGAGTTTCAACTGTAGGTTCTGGTGTGACGATACCATCATCTACAACACCGTTTTCGTCTTCGTTGGACATATCATCTACCTCAATTTTAGATTTCACAAAGAAATCTGTGATTTTACAAGCTTCACATGCGGGTTTGCCAGTTAAAGCAACACCACCTAGTTGTATCTTGTTTAGTACTCTTATATTTTTACCATTTATGTTAGTGTTTATGTATTCTTTAGGTTTAAATTCCATTGAAAATGCATCAATGAAACCATCTTGGATTGAACCCCAAAGATTTTTAAATTCAGTATGGTGTTTGTTTAATTGTACTCGTATAAATAAGTTTTTGGATTTTATCTCAGCACTAATGATTTTTGCTTTAGGAACTATTGTGTTATCGCCTTTGAAATATTGTTCGTGTTCTTCATTACCTTTCAATGCACCGGAAAAGTTAGAATCTACATTCCTACCATTAATTTGCTGTGCCATATCTTGTATACATTCTTCAGTAACCATATCATTTACTGAATCTAGATAATTAGCAACTTCTAAAATACCTTCAACATAATGATTCCCATTATCGGATTTAAATTCAAATGTATTTGGATATACTTTGATTTTTTTGAAGTCCATAGATTTATCACTTTTTATCTTACTATTATTAAAATTGAATTACTTATTAAAAGTTATTCATATTTTTTGTTCGTTGTTTAACATATTCTTGAAATGGACCGTCTGATTTGACTTGAACATTCTTATCTTGTTTAACTTTATCTTGTGCGAGTTTATCTGTACTTTCAGTTAGCATTTGATGATTATTAAGTTGATTTTGACGATTTGTACTATTACCTTGCATTATAATTTTTTCTTTATGTTCTTCAACGTCAGTATCAATCAAACCCATTTCATGTAATAATTTATCTTTAGTAAGCCGTAAATCATATCGTGCAAGAATATCTTGGTTTTTAGTTAAAGTGTCAGCTCTCATCATAGCGATTTGAGTTTCTCGCACTTCATCTTGTTTATACGTTCTATTAAATCGTAATGTGACTTTATACTCATCTAGTAACTGAGAATTTATCATATCCTCATAAATATTTTGAATATGTCCTACCTTCCTATAATAACCTTCGGTTGATGTATTACTTCCAGTCACACCAGTACCGACCAATAAATCACTTAGACGTGAACTAGGAATACTCCAGACCATAACCATTAATTGAGTTAGATATCTAGCAAGTTCTCTGAACTCCATATCGTGGTCCATTTTATTTAGTTCTTTGACTTCAACTTTTCCAGTTAAAACTAGATTTTTATACTTATGAGTGATGTTAGCATATTGTTGAATAGCTTTCTTCATTTCCTTGTAATCGTTATCGGATGAGTTTGCATCTTCCATTATGAACATATAATTTGGTACGCCACCTTTCCTAAAATAATATCTGGTATAATCACGGATATCATCTAAAACGTCCATAATAGTTAAAAGAGATTGTGTTGGGGAATATCCATAGACTTTACCGTTAATACGCATTAATCTAAAGTGAACTATCTGTTCTGGAGTGAACATAACACTCTCAGCACTATTCATTGGTCTCTGGATATAATGTTGTACGTCTCCATATTTATTAGCAGTAATCTTTATTGTTGATGATGGAATATCAATAAACTGTCGTGTGGAAAATAGGTCTTCCTCAGTTGATTTTATAACTAGTTCGGTTAAATCCGAAATGGATTTCTGTTCATAACCATTATGACGTTTCTTAATAACCCTTGTTAGACTTTTACGGAAATCTGATTTTGTAAATGAATCTTTCCAAATATAACCGTCCCCAGTTAAAAGTGTATCTATTAAAACTGAATGTAAGATTTCTTTAGCATGGTTATCACTTAGGAATTTCTCAGCACGTTGTACGTTATTACGACCACCTTCAAGTCTCCAACCGTCACTTATAATGTCGTCAACGATTGCAGTTAAGATTGCTTGTAATTCTGGTGATGCCTTGAAATATGCCCAAAGAGTATCGTAATCAACTTCGGGGCCTCTACCGTATGGTGTAGCTATGACTGGTGACGGATTTTCGTTTGATAACGGAAAAGAATTAGAAACGGATTTTATTTCTGTTGTATTGCTTATTAACACGTTATCATTAAATGATTTCAAACTATTAGTAAATGAATCATATACTTTTCTCAAATAAGGATTATTATTGCTATTCATAACCATACGCCTATTATTATATCATTTTGCTTATTATAAGTTATTGAAAATGTATGAAACCACATCTTTCACATTTCAATCGTTTACGGTCTTTTAAATCGTTACGCTTTAGATTTTTTATTCTTACGACACCACACGAATCACATTGAATTTTTCCAGAGACTAACGTTACGTCCTTTTTACCGTTATCCCAACCCCAACTACGTTTCATTAAACCATTACAGGGTATGTAGTTTTTACAAGCATTACAATTTAATAACGCATCTTCAACGGTTAAAATCTTAGTATGCTTAAAAATACATAACTTTTCACCGTTTGCCCGATTAATACAATTTTTACAACCTATAAGTACCACCTAAATAACGTGATGTGGGTTTGAACCACAGAACTTCGGATTATGAGTCCGATGAAATAACCAAGCTATTCTATCATGTTTTAACACACATCAAAACTATATGAACTCTTTTTTGAATATGACGCCTCTAAAGCCATACCAAGACTCATTACACAATCATCTTTATTACCGACACCCTCATAAGTCTCTTTCAATACCCTACCCATTAAATCCTTACGAACAACTTTTGAGAAACTGCGGAGTTCATTTATCAATATCTCGTTATCCAATAAAATTAAAGTTCCAGTACTTAACGCAGACTGGATATTAGCTATTAATAGTTCTTTATTTGCTTGGGTTGTAATAAATCCTTTCATTACACTTTTTGTCTCTTGCATTTCCGTTAACGTTCTAACTAGACCTTTACTGAGTCCGTTCTCTTCAATTACAATCTGACGGAAGTTAAATATCTTATGAAGCTTAACAATACGTTCAATCTGTCTTTCAGTCTTCATTCCTTGATATCGTTCCAGTTTGACTATATATTGTGTTCCTTCAGGATTTACACCAATTATCGTGTATACTGAGAAATCTGCTTTAGATTGGTCTGCAAGTGCGATATCACCACCCATATAATAAATCCAACCATCTCTAGGTTTATTTTGTATCTCAACGTGACGATTCTCTAACAAGTTCTCAGTAAAGATACTAGAACCACCAGCCAGCGGATTACACATATATTCCCTATCAAAACGTAAGCCACCCATTAATGCACGAGTAGCTTTCAAGTTATCTAGAGACCCAAATTGTGGGTGGTCTTTCCATAACGGTGCTATCCATTTACCGTTTTTATCCGTTATAGCCGCTTGCCATCGTCCACCGACCGGAGTAAGTCGTGCTTTTTTTAGGACTTCTTTAATTTCCTTTGAAGGGTATTGTAAATCGTTAAGTAAGTCATCTGTAGTCATCGGTGTACCTACAAGGACTATCTGACCTCTACCCATGTCACTCGCCGGGAAAATAACGTTCCAGAATAAATCTTTTACTTGGTCTTGCGTATATTTCTCGTCTCTAAGAATATCATCACAAATTGTGAAATTAGGACGTACACCACGACTTGTAGGTTTTAATGGTTTTACGAATGCCATATTACCAGTCACGGTTTCTAACTGTCTCGTGTTCCATTTCATATCCGTTCCCTCTGGACGGAGGTTTTTAAAAAAGGGGTTATTCATTATGATGTCGTGGACTTGTTTTAAGTTACTCTCAGTCTGTTCACGACTTGCACTAAACATTGCTATCTTACATTTCTTCTCACGCCAGAGTCGCCAGAGAACGTAACCAACTGAAACGTTTGTGGTTTTACCGAAACCACGAGGTAAGATTAAATAAACGATTTGACCAGAGAAAAGGTAATTAGTCATGTCAACGTGGAATGGTGCGAACTTAATATCAAAAACGCCTTCAATGAAAACTTGAAGACTAAAATATGCTTTCTGACGAAATAATGCCTCATCAATCGGTGTTGCAAAGTTCATCATTTTTTCCCAACACCATGTATCGTAACTGAGTATCATTTATCGTTATCTTCTTTTCATGAACTAAATCCTCTAGGAATTTCTGTGAAGCAACATTGAACTCGCTAGTCATCATAATAGAACGCATGTCATAAGTGATACTGACAGCACTTTTTAACATATCAAGCTTTTCCATAGCAGTTCGTAACTGACTATGGAACTCTCGTATAGAAATCATTAATTCTCGTGAATATGTGTCGGGGTCGGCATAGTACCGTTCAATTAACTTTCGGTTGATGCCGTGCAACCATTCAAACTCTTCGGCAACACGATTACTGGAATCTAGGATAGTTTGGACTTGTTCTTGTTGCTGGGTTGTAGTCTTTGAGATTTTATGGATATTCTTTTTCCATGTACCTAAAGTGACAAGGGTTGGGATTTTCTCAAAACCATCTTTTCGCAAAGCGTTACGGATGTACGCAGCTTTATGACCTTCAGCGATATATTTTAAAGAACGCATTTTAATGTCGTTAGAATAAGGTTCAAAAACCGTTGCATACTTGGAATCTTTAAGACGGACTTTATCTGATTTTTCTTGTCGGATTCTGGCAGCTTCAGTATTATCAGAAACTTCTACCATAAATGGATTTATGTTTTCTTACTTTATAAATCTTTTGATGTTACAAGGTAGGGCTAACATATTCCCGACGTTAGGAAAACGATTATAAGAACGTTTTATAATTCTCGCCACAACGAAGACAACCACAAGAACCAGTACAAGTCGGTCCAACACAGTCTTCGTTCAAGTGACAAGTACAATTACTAGTCGCTATTACTTTCTCGGGAATGTCGTCTGGCATAATGTGTCACCTTGTTTCCTATCTACAAGTTGGTACTTTAACTCAAACAACAACAAACTCAAACAAAAGAGGAAGATTATAGTAAAGAGGAGTTCTAGTATCATACAAGTCGCCTGTGATTAGGACCTTGGAGTGATGTGTTCACACCCCTACAGTCTTACGAACAACCCTCAAAGACCAGAGGTATCGTCAAAAAGATATTACATTTTTCAATTATTAAAAGTTTCGGTGTTATTTAGATATCGTTGCATATACTTTTAAATAGATGAAAATGTATTAAATTAAGTGGTAGGATACGCTTTAATACCTTTTTCTTATCCTACCAACCCCCTATTTATACACAGTTGTCACTTTTAAAACGGACAACTTAGGTCGGAAAATTGCCGATAACGAAAATGCATAAAAACCTCGGGGAAATTAAAGTACAAAAAAATCTGAAAAAAAACGAAACGATATCGGGGGGGTGTCATCAATATTCAGTAAAAATGGCGAGAAAATTATTTGGATACCTATTATACCCCCTACCCTTAAAGTTAGGCACTATACCCCCCCCTTGTTACTACTATATAATGACATATGCATATCTCACTATATTAATATATAAGTATAAAACTATAAAACTAGTACAATAGTGAAACAAGACCGATAACTATATAAAGCAGCCTGAACAATATATATTATAAACCAATAGGGGTTTATGAGGGGGTTAGAGTCATACAGTACTAGCTAAGGCTATGATGTACTTTATTATGGCTCCGCTCGTGGTAGGCAGTTGACGTAAACAGCGTCAGCTCACAACATCGTATAGCACGGTGAACTTTAGGGATTGACTATTTTGACAAACATATGTATATAAATGGAACGCGGAAGCCTACTCCGTATCGTTACTGTCAAGTATGTTATGATGTCATAGGTCGGCTCGTCATTATCCTTAGATACAAGTATTTAAGGGGGTTTTGGGGGGGGTTAATACCCCCCTTTATATTTAGATAGCTCAGAGTGGTATACTGCTCTGAGTCTACATATAACACGTTTTTTATTAAGGGTTTAATATCCCCTCTATAAAGCGTGTGATTTTGAAAAGTAATTTTATAAGATTTATAATTACTTTGAAAGGTCTTGTATGTATTATCAAGGCGTATTTGTTTTATAATACCCTTGTGAAATTAGATAAATATAAATTCTAGTCTTTAATAGACTAGTTAAAGGAGGAGATAAAAATGAATAATAAAAATCTAAAAATTAGAAATATGACCCCTCACGATGTGGGGGTTATAGATAAAACGACTAATAAAGTCGTTATAAACTACCTTTCAGAAGGTAGCATAAGGCTAACTGAAGAGAGAGAGTTTTTATATACTGTAAACGGCGTATCTGTTTATAGCAAAACTTTCGGGAGTGCTGAAATTCCCGAAAAAGTTAAAGATACGATGTATATCGTGTCTTTGGCGGTCGGGCAGGCCTATCCTGAGCGTACAGATTTCTTAATTCCGGACCAATTGGTTCGGGATGAAAAAGGGGTAGTCTTAGGATGCACCTCTTTTACGGTTTTTAGTAATTACTGAAATAGAGGTGTTTAAAATGGAAAGTATTTTAAAAAAAATTATCAAAATTGGAAGGTCAAAAGGGATAATTATCCCTTTTCATCTATTCAATTCTTATAAAAATATAAAGCCCTCTGATTATGTAACGGTCACATATATCGGCACAACGGGCGATATTGTTATATCTCGGCTTGAGATAGAACAAAATTAAGAAAAAAATGGGAAAAAAACTTTATTTAATTAAGAAAGATGGAAGAAAAATAACAATAATTCCGTCCGGATGGATTGATTCGGATGGTGATTATTGTCAGGATATCCGAAGAAATCCGACCACAAAACGGTTTGAATATTTTAGTTATTTTACAGGTTTTGAGAAATATGCTGAATATCTGAATCTGGTATATGGTAAAACCGTAAAAGAGGTCATAGAAGACCTGGAAGAAAGATGTGGTTATATAGAGTAAGAACATAACTTTGAAAGTTGATTATATAATAAAAGGTAAGAGAAATGAAAACGATTATTAAAAAGACTGAAACAATAAATATGAAAATATCACGGTGTCCTATTGGACTAGAGATATACATAAAAAGTCCTGTTATAGAGGACTTTTTTAAAGGTTTGGCTCAGGGTGTGGTATCCACATCAACCGAAAGTAATTGGTTACCCCATAAGGGCTATACCCCTCAGGGCAATATAGAACATATTGCCAATACCCATTTTGATAATTGGGGGGGTTCTTTAGTTCAGAAGGGATATTATAATTTGTCTATGCTCCGGACTGTTGGCTTGAGTAAAGGACAAACCTTTAGATTCAAGGGAGTGTTTTCTAAAAACATGATAGAAAACATTGCAACAGAATTTAAAACCGTCTTAATTACGCTCATAAAAAATTATGTTAAACCTATGGAAGTAACCATTAAGGTTTATAGTAATGAAATAATTTAAGGTGTTTAAATGGGATATAAATATATAAATAAAATAGGTATAGAAATAGAGGGAGGTTGGATACACTCCTTTATTTTAAAATATCTAAAAGGAGATGGTTCCGTACATATCAATAATATGAGATGTTATGATGACGACGATGATGAGGATGAGGATTATAATGAACCCTATGGGTATTCCGGCGAAGTTTGTAGTGAACCTATAAATATTCAGGAGGGTATTGAATATATAAATAACTATTATCCCGATGAGTTTAATGAAACTTGTGGGATTCATTTCCATATATCATTTAAAAACAATAAATACGCCTCTATATTAACAGATAAACGGTTTTATGAGATGTTTATTAAAGACTTTACTGTTTGGGGATTAAAACAGAAAATAGATTCTAGTTCTTTATTCTGGACCCGTTTAAACGGGAAAAATCAATTCTGTAAAAATATATTTAATCCGGACGGTCAGATATTACAAAACGATAGTAGATATACACAAATAAACTTTTGCTCATTAAAAAAACATAACACAGTTGAATTTAGAGTATTTCCGGTATTTGATAAAAAGCATCAAACTGTAAGTGCTTTAAAAAAATTAGTATCTATAATTAATAAATTTATCGATAAATGTAACAAAGAGTATTCTGAAAAAATAACAATTAACATATAAGGGGGAGTGGATAATTATGTGTATAGTATTAGTATGTAAAACAGAAAAACCTACAATGGAAATTCTCAAAAATTGTGAAGAATCAAATGGCGATGGTGCCGGGATATCATGGCGAGAAGGAAATAAAATAAAATGGTCTAAAGGACATAATGCAGAAGAGATTTATACATTAAGTCAGTCTGTTGAATTGCCTTTTATAGTTCATTTTAGATTCGCCACAGTCGGAGGTTCTATAAAGGAACTATGTCACCCTTTTAGTGTAACAAAAGATGTTAAAACAACATTAAAAGGTAGTGCAAAAGAGGTTATAATGCATAACGGTCATTGGTCCAATTGGTCTGAAGCTTTAAAAAACAATATGATATGTTCTAGTGCTAGAATACCTACGGGGGTATGGTCGGATACACGAGCTATTGCATATTTTACAAATAGATGCGGTTCAGGATTTTTACAGATGTTAGATGAAAAGGTTGTATTGTTTAATATGAAACATATAACTATATTTGGTTCTGGTTGGACTGAAGAAGATAATGGTATTATTTATTCAAATACAGAGTATAAAGGTCGTTATAAAAGTGTATATCGTGAAGAAAAATGGACTAATAGACACTATAGAAACGGATATTATAAAAAAAATGGACATTCTTATGGTCAGGATTATGAAGATAATACGCTAGAAGATGAAGAAAAGGAATTTGAAACAGATAGATTGGATAAAGATGAAAAATGTAAAAATGCTACAATCTGTATGGCGGAATATATGGATTAAGGGGGTGTTATTATGGATAAATTATTAGAAAATAAAGATGTAACTAAAACTATAAATGATTATGACTTATTATTTGTATATGGAACTTTACGAAAATCCGGTAGTTTACATAAACTGTATTTAACCGATGCAATTTATAGTACTACAATAAAATTAAGTGGTGTTAAATTGTATGAGTCTCAACTCCTACCTGTTGCCGTTTTGACTAAAAAGGATAAACATAAGATTAAAGGGGAGTTATATTATGTTCTTAAAACGGATATGCTCTCTATAGACAGATTAGAAAGTAGTTATAGAAAAGTTAAATTAACCGTTGCGATTAGCGGGTATAGTGAAAAACAAGAAGTTATAATGTATGTTAAAAAAACAACAGAAATTATAAATTTACAACCTTATCGTATTAAATCTGGCGATTGGATATTACATCAAAAGATTTTTGAAGATAAAGTTAATAAAATGTGTGAAGAAGAACGGTTTTGTATGTAAGACCAAAATCTATTTATACTCACAAAACAAATAACAATATAAGGGGGGTTATTAAAATGAAATATAAAAATATAGAACGATTAATAAAATGGCATTACAAATACACAGAGATTTGTAAGCATAGTGCAACAGACTTTGTAAATAGATGTTTGCAAGGAAAATCTGAAATTAAAAAGCTAGAAACTAACATAGTTTATGTGTGTCCGCCTTGTAAGGAAATGGTTGAATTGGTGGATTAAATGGGGTTAGATATGTATTTAAAGGCTTCTAAGTTTTTTATTAATAATGATAATGAACTCAAAGATAAACTTAAAAAGTTAATCAAGATTAATTTGGAGCCAATTAAAATAACCTTTAATGTTATGTGTTGGCGTAAATCAAATGCTATTCATAAATGGTTTGTTAATAATGTTCAGTCCGGTGTTGATGATTGTAAAGATTATAATGTAACCATAGACGATTTGAAGGAGATCGGAAGAGCACACGTCTGAACTCCA